TATGAATGAATTGATAAAACTCAGGTTCGAACAGGATTCCCAATTTAGGGAGACCATTCTTCACACAGAAGATGATTTTTATCATATCGAGACGAGACCTCCGTACATTTGGGGAGGTTGTATGAAATATGGAAAATGGATAGGTCAAAATAGACTCGGTCACATATTCAATAAATTAAAAGAGAAGAACACTTAAAACAATATGAACAAATATACTCCTCTATTAAACACATATATCAGCTTAAGCAAGAGGACCCATTTCAGCATGAGAAAAGACGACATGAAAAGATATACTGCTATTATTCAGACAGGGTTGCAGACTTCATCATCAAATGTGGTTTACTTGCCTGAAAAGGTCAAAGGCGATCTCGATGTGATTATAAAAAATATTGATAAATCATGGGCGCCATTAAAGGCAACTATAGCATCCATTGTTGCAAAGATACATCATCCAGATTGGGATACAAGAAAACATCAAACACAAATTGGTGGAAAATATAGTTTACGAACTATCGATAAATGTTATATTTCAGACTATATGTTTAAGAATGGATTTTATGATACTCCTACTGAATTTGCACTTACACGGTCGTTTGAAAAGGCTGAGTCGTATACACTTATGTATTCGGGAAACATTTCTCCTAAGGAAAGTAAAAACGCATTTCTAAATTTAGTAGATGTCATCAATACCGAACCATGTGAAAAACTTCTTAATGATATGCTTGTGTATTTATTGGTATTTTTAAAAGAAAGAAAAACAAAAAATACAATTATCAAAGAGTCGACGGTGGATACTATAAATGAACTGACATTAAATGATGTTTTGGTTGTACTCGATAAATTGTTTTCACTCGGAAGTGGAATATCCGTAGTTCCAGTCATCGTCGTTCATACTCTTCTTTCCGTTATACGACCGTATGTGTTTCCTGGTATTTATATAAAAAATCTAAAAGAACATACAGCGCCAGATAATCACACTGTTTCATATGGTGATGTAGAGGGTTTCAATGAAAATTATATTCCAGTGATCGCTATAGAAATAAAGCATATGATTAAGATTAATGAATCTATATTATTGACTTTTGACAAGAAAACGAGTGATATGAATATTCCATTAAAGTTTATTCTTACAACTGCAAAAACACATAAAGAATGTGTAAAAAATAATATATGTATCGACACTGTATCTGGATTTACCACTTCATATCTTCAATATGCAATATTGCACGAGCCGAACATATGTTCCATGTTTTTAAAAGAGTTACGAACAAATATTGTATCATATCATAATATATCTTTTGAGTCAAAGGATACTATAAATAAAATTATTACAACAATTCTTGTTTGATCATTTCTTTGATTATTTCCTCAACAATACGCACACAAACACTATTTCCAATTTGTTTGTACGATACGCCTTTATTTGCATGTCTTACAAATGTTGATGGATAAGCCATCAGCTTATAACACTCGTTTAAGGTGAGACGTCTAACCCTTTTTGTATGTTCTTCGTATATATGATATCTTCCAGATGTTTCAGATGCTGCTAGCGTTGGGTGAGTTCCATCGCTACTATATATTCGCATGACTTGTTTATGAACTCTAGACAAGTGTTCTGTGTTTTCTCTTGCTCCAACCTTTCTTAATTCACCTTTAATATAACCACAGAACTTCAATCCACTCTTCTGCTGTTGTTTGATGTGTTCGGGTTCAAGAATCACGTATTTTGATGGATCGATATAATGGTCTTCGGGGACGTCGCTATCGAGAATATCTGACAATTTACATGTAGTCTTTCTTTCCGTAAGGTTTTTGAAGTTAAATCCTGAAGTAATTGTCGTAGCAACAATATATACTCTTTCCCTATTTTGAGGAATGCCAAACTGATGAGGACTTAGGATTTGATAAGATACTCTATAACCTCTCGACTCTAACGAGTTTATTATGGTTTGAAGAACTACACCTTTATTGATATTTATAAGATTAGCAACATTTTCCAATAGAATACATGTAGGCTTATGTACATCGATAACCTTTAGAATTTCAAAGAACAATGTCCCACGAGGATCGTCGAACGCCTTTTTATCCTTCCACTGCGCAATACTAAATGCCTGACATGGAAATCCTCCACATATGAGATTGCACGCGGGAATCGTGTCTATATCAAGTTTTTTTATATCCCCGACTGGTTTTAGTTTATGGTTTGTTTCATACGTTTTTTGTGCATTTACGTCTACATCTGATGCTAATACACAGGATGCTGTGGGGATGATGTTCGTTATTGCCTGATGGAATCCACCTATACCACAAAATAAATCTACGAATCTTAAATTATTCACCATATTCTATATAGTCTAATCATGGTAAAACTTTATATCAATCTACTTCTTATCCAGGAGCCGCCATATTGAGGAAATAAACTTGATAATAGCTTAAAAATAAAGTCTCACTATAATATATAATGTCCGGTGGTATCGCCCAACTTGTTGCCATAGGTGCTCAGGATGCACACATCGTCGGGAAGCCTGAGGTTTCCTTTTTCCGTTCCAATTACAAGCGTCACACGAATTTTGCTCAGACTGTCGAGAGACAAGTGATCCAGGGTAACCCAGCTAAGAATGGAATGTCCACCGTTCGCTTCGAGCGTAAGGGTGATCTTCTCAGCTACGTGTACCTAGCCCCTAATGACGGTACAAAAGCCCTTAAATATACACCCGATCAATGGGTCAGTAAGATTTCCAAGGTGGAGCTTCTCATTGGTGGTCAAGTCATCGATGACCAGACGTCTACTTTCTCACAATTCATTGCTCCCACTATCCTTGCTCAGAGCCTGACAAAATCGAAGTCGGGTTTTGCGGAGGCGGCTCATAGTAAGTTTTATCCTCTTCGCTTTTCCTTTTGTGAAAATTGGCAAACTGCCATTCCTTTGATTTCTCTTCAGTATCATGATGTTGAGATTCGTATCACATGGGGTGCTGGTATCGACACTGAGAAGTGGGAGTGCTACGCGCACTATGTTTACCTTGACACGGATGAACGTTCGGTTCTTGCCGGTACGCCTCAGAACATGCTCATCACACAGACTCAACGTGCTATCGCTTCACAGTCTAGGATTCAGGAGATTAACTTCAATCATCCCATTAAGCTTTTGGCGTCTGCCGACGGTCATGACTTAACCATCGCAGGTGATACTAATAAGCTGAAGCTCCAAATTAACGGCACAGACGTAACTGATTTCAAATATGTGGATCCTCATTACACTGCTATACCTGCCTATTATCACACGAACGCTTCGGCTCCCATGTCCGTCGTGACTACGACCGCTTCGACGTTGACTACCAACCTCGTGAGTGATCTCAACGCGCAGACCTACACGTCTGTTCTTGCAGCCGATGGTGATAACAAGAAGTTCTTCCTGTACCCGTTCTGTCTGGATACGTCCAAGCTCCAGCCCACAGGTTCCTTGAACTTCAGCCGCATTGACTCTGCTCGTATTGTGAGTGACAATGCTATACATGAGGATGACATTTATGGTGTAAACTATAACATTCTTCGCATTGAAAATGGTATGGGGGGTCTCATGTACTCAAATTAAGAATATATTATTATAATAACATGTGGTTGTTTGTCATATTATTAGCATTTGTCTTTTTACTTACATATGATCCTAAATCTGGTACTTTAAATAAATACATAGAAATTCCTAATGCACAATGTAAGGATGGACATTATCAGGAAGTTCAATTTGCTCAAAAGGGATATCAATGTCCGAAGACTGATAAAACCCATATGGGTGCTATAATATCTACTTAAAAACAAGAATACATAAAATGTTATAATGTTTTCGTTTGATCGTGAAACCGCTACAATTGTGGCAGTTGTAGTGTGTATCGCTGCAACTGTATATATTTACAGGGAGATACGAAAGACGAAAGAAGAACTTTCGGCAGCAATTTCTGCTAAACAGAGACCTATCATGATATCAGAACCTACGAGGATATCTGCAGCACCATTTATGATGCCAGAGCCAGAGCCAGAGCCAGAGCCAGAGCCAGAGCCGGAGCCGGAGCCATCCCCAGCACCACCCCCTACGAAAACAATGACGACGCGAAAGAAGCAGGTTACTATTTCTGAGCCTAAATCTAGTGAATAAACATATTCATAGAATATATAATTGCCATGAGCAATGAAAAAATACAAAGCTATAGCGATACCCGTTTCCTTTGTAGGGGGAATACCACGATTTCTAACAGTGAGAGACAAACGTTTTAAAGAATGGATATTTGTGACAGGTGGATGTAGACGTAGAGAAATATTTTATCCACTTAGATGTGCATTAAGAGAATTAGAAGAAGAGACGAGAGGTGTCGTTTCACTTAAAAGTGGTGAGTATACGAGTTTCTCTTTTTCCGTGAAGGAAAGTCCATCTATAGAATTAGAATATACCGTCTTTATATTGTTCGTGAACTATTCACGATCTGAACAAATTGAGATGGTAAGGAGATTTAACGAAGAGAAATATAAGATGAATATGAGAAGAATACAAATGAAGCGTACGTATGACGAAAATGATTATATGAGTTTCGATACGTTATCAGAATTTAACGCTCGTAATCAATGGGAACGAATAGTGCAGCATGTTGTAAAAAACCCAGAATTTTACGCATGCGTGAGTTCTCTTAATAGAAAAACGTTTGTAATAAAATAATGAAGGCTAAGAATATGATTTTACTCGATATAAAGAATTTATTAATAGATATAAAAGATTATTCGATTGAAAAGGCAGATAGATGGATAGAAGATAATAAACATCAAACGGTTTATGAACTTTTAGTAATTAAAAAAAGAATATCACAGGAAGAAAATGAATTCAGGGATGTGTCGTGCAGAACTTCTATATGGCATGAAGAAGAATATTAAAAAAATAATCCGAAATATATATAAGTATGTTTAAGGCTTGGTGTAAGAAACAAGGTTTTTATAACAACTCCAATCTATCACATGTGCTCATGGATGGCGGTGTACTATCCGTGCCGTTTGATAGATTGAATGATTTTTATGTAGCATACATAGATGCTGTTAAAAGTAGTGAGAAGATTTACGTCGTAGAACAAAAGACGGACACGTTTAATTTTTTCTTAGATCTTGATTACAAAAGTGATGAAAAGGTATCTTTTGAAACGGTTGAAAACATTTGCCAAACTATATGCGACAGAGTATCTAAATTTTCAGAAAAAAATGCATTAATATCAGTGGCACAACCTAAAAAATGTGGTGAACTCATGAAATACGGTGTACATATAAATTGGTATGGTTTTGTAGTAGATTGTGGATCGGCCATGGCTCTCCATTCCCATATTGTATCGGCGTTAAATATAGTATTTCCACATACGAATTGGAATGAAGTAGTAGATACTTCTGTTTATGGTAATGGAAAAAGAAACGTTAAAGGAAGTGGATTTAGACTGCCATGGTCCCATAAGCGAGCGAAGCACGATGCATGCGGAGGAACTGGATGTTCGAAATGTGAAAATGGAAAGGTTACACAGGGACAATATAAACCCATCCTCATGTATGATAAAAAATTGACTCGTATTCATGATAGGGAACCTAGTGTAGAAATACTCCATATGGCTACACTTAGAACAGATAACAAAGATTATGCTGTAATAGAGGGATCTATTCGAGAGGAAGGGTCATTTAGTATTTATGATACTAAGAATGTATTCAATGATCATGAAACTCAATCAGAACTCGAAGCCTATATTCGAAAGCATATGGAAGGTCAAGGAAATACTGAAATTACCAAGATATATTCTAATGATAATGTGTATCTTGTTTCTACGACATCTAAATATTGCGAAAATTTACAAAGAACTCATGCATCTAATCATGTATGGTTTTTTATAGATGGAGATTCTATCAGACAGAAATGTTTTTGTAGATGTGAGACTATTAAGGGAAGGAAAAACGGTTTCTGTAAAGATTTCTCAGGGCGAAAAATTATACTACCCGATGAAATATACAAAAAACTCTATCCCAATGGCACAGTTAACAAGAATCATATACAACGATCACCTTCGCCAAAACCATCTTCAAACGTATCACCGACGTCTGTTATTTGTGAATACATTGCTAAACATGTCACTAAAAAACCAGTGATTATCAAAAATATACTGAAAAAAAAGACACAATATAATGTAATCAGTACAAATACATGTAATGTTTGTAAAACGGTTGACACGCCATTTATTATAAAAAAGAAGGAAGGTATTCTCAAACAATTATGTAAATGCAAAACACGTGAATTTAAGGTTATAGATAAAATAATTGATATAATATAAGATGTATATCATAATTATAATAGCCACGTTTTTCTACATTATTTCACAACTAACTAAGTATCGTGTATCTAATGATGAAATAAATCGTTACGTAAAAGACACATATGTATACTCGGGTATACACGAAGAATCATATAAAAAGTTTTATTCAAACATACGTATGGCACAAGAATACATGTCTAATACATTTTTAGAAAAAGCGCTTCATCACCTTAATGAAATACCACTTTATATGACACCATTAGACCCGGATATACAAAATGAAATAGCAGAATTAAGTCAAAAAATTGCTATTTCTTTTGAAAAAATGGTATTAAAAGATGCTATAAATAATAATACGTATTTTAAACCGAAATATATTTAAAAGAAAAGATGTTATATGCTATATTAATGACATCGGTTGTTACACGTTCTGGGCGGGTATCAAAGAAACCCGAACGCCTGGATCCAGATGAGGAAGTCGAGGATGATTATTCGGATTCAGACTACGATGACGATAGCTTCGTCACGGATGACGAAGATCTTTGCGAGACTGAAGACGAAGATGAGGATGACGACGACGAAGAAGACGCGGATGAAAATGGTAATTTAAAAGGTTTTGTGGTTTATGACGAAGAAGATAATGAAAATGATGAACTTGATGAAGAAGAAGCTTAAAAATAACATTTTATAAAATTTATATATGGACACTGATATAGGAAATCCTATCGAATATAATCCAGAGATTGCCGCAGATGATGAACAAACGAGTACGCAACCGCCTCAATATTATTTTCCACATGCGATGATGCCATCACAACCATCGGTACAGAAGGCGGAACCTAAAAATGATTTTTTGGCAAGTTTAGATAAAACTGCGTATCTTGTCATATTTGCTGCCTTCATTTTGGGATTTTTCATGGGGAAGACTATGCAGCCAGTTATCCTGAGACACGGGTGAGTAACCGACGAAATCTCCAATAGGACCTGTAGCCGGTTCTGTAAAATATGCGCGACTAGTCACTAACGGATCTTTTAACAATTCTAGTAAAGTTTCCGATGCGGTAACTGTATCTTCTGATATATCTTTGGGACGAGCCTTTAATAATACATCTTTTTGAAAATATAGATATAAAGCTGATAATATTCCAATTACCATTAGCAAAAACGCTATTTCCGTGAACATTTAATATTAATCTATTTTTTATTTTTCATTACTATGATTATTATAGTCGTGAAAAATAAATATTTTTTTTAAATTTTTTTTTAAGCTTCATCCTTTTCCTCGGTCTCAACATCTTCAGGGATTGTATTACGTGACTTTTTACGCTCTTCGATCTCCTGTGCCACTATAGCGTCAGCTTCCTTGACAAGTTCTTCCATGGGTGTATCTGGCTTTTCGCGTTTAAGACGCTCGATAATATCAGCTGGATGGCTGATGGGAGCTTCATCTGGTTTGTTATAGTATTTGGAATTTTCATCACCGGGTTTATGAAAAATAGTCTCGCCTCCGATCGTAGTGGTGGACATATCACGTTTGCGCTCCTCAAACAATTTCGCGGCTAGGGCTTGATTTTCCTTATAACCGGTCATGAGTTCTTCGAGTTTCTCGTTGGTATAATGAGCGTCCTCGATCTTTGATGGATCGGGTGGAATAAGAAGCCATTTATACATATCTACGACATAAATATCGAATGTCGCATCTTCCTTCTGAAGACGTTTAGCGTGATTCGCAGCCTCGTCGCGAGTTGAGAAAGCTCCCCTGATCTTGATACCAAACTTGTCATTTTTTTGTGGAGCTTCTGGGCCTACGACAGATAGACATGCATACAATTGACCTGGTACGGTAGTGTAATCCTGCTCAAGAGACATTATACAACTTATTGTCACCAAAACTTTAAATAACCTAAGTAAAAGTTAAAGTTTACAATAATTATATTAAATATGGAAGATATTCGTCGATATCATAATATTGAGAAGAGAAATCTCATAGAAAGTGTATCTCGGATTGGTGATAATGTATTAGATGTAGGGTGTGGATTTGGTGGGGATCTTCAAAAATGGAGATGTGCAGGGGTAAATTTGACTATGTGCGAACCTGATAAAGATGCACTAGAAGAGGCTAAATCCCGTGCAAAAAACATGAATATTAGAGTACATTTTCATCATGGTGATGTACAGGCATGTCCTAACAAGCAATATGATATTATATGTTATAACTTTTCTTTACATTACGCTTTTCATACCGCAGAATTATTTACGAGTACTTTAAAAAATATAAAGAAACGAATGAAACCAGGTGGAATTCTTATGGGTATTATACCAGATTCTACACAGATTATATTCAGGACACCTCTTAATGATTCTATTGGTAATTATTTCGTGATGAAAAATACAAGTAACGGTAATTTTGGTGAAAAGTTGTATGTACATCTGGTAGATACACCATATTATGCCAATGGTCCCATACCAGAACCTATTGCACATAAAGATTTACTTGTCACACATCTAGAGAATAATGGATTCACTTTAAAACTTTGGGAACCTTTAAAGGGAAATGATATATCTAGACTTTATAGTAAATTTATATTCGTATATAGAAATGATAATCATAATCGCATTGGTAATAGTTAATATTCTAATTTTTATTAATACAATTGAGGATGTACGATTAAAAGAAGTCAAAACTAGATATAAAAAATTAAGGGAACATCTCAAGAAAAAAAATCAAGAAGAATTTAGAATGCTACATGATGAGATAATCATAACTGCGCATCATGGTAATCCGAGTACAATCGGATATAATGCTAATAAGGGTTCAGAAATCGGATTATGTATAGATGGAACTGTTAATGATATATTCCATGTATTACTCCATGAATTAGCTCATTGTACAGTTGAAGAGTATTCACACAGTAAACATTTTTGGACCAATTTAGAAAAACTCAGGAAAGAAGCTATTGATATAGGTGTTTATGAAAGTATTGACGAAAAAACTCCGTTTTGCGGGAAGCATATTGTGGATAAATAAAATATTATTTATATATAATAAAACATGGATTCGATTGGAACCGGTCCTAATATAATCAATGTTATACTTTCACTTTCTACATGGTTTTTAATGTTTATAGGTTTAATTGGTGTTCGTGCAGAAATTCACGAATGGGTCAATGTGATAGTACTCGCGGCGGTTTACCCAATGTATTTATGGTACCAGTCTAAAAATAACATCCTCGGTAGTATCTCTCAGGAGTCCATGATAGCTATTGCCATTGGAACTGTACTTTCCTTGACGGCGATGTTAGAGGGGCCGGGGAAAAAATCAGCATTTTCTCGAAATCTCAAGAAAAATTTTAAAGAATATGGTAAAGATGTAAAAGGGACTGTTTATGCTTCGGTAGCATTGATGGCAAGTCTTTTGGTTGGTGTTGTATTTTCTTACTCGATTCGAAACGATAAATTTTTTAAGGTTTAACGTATTTCTGTGCAAAATAAAACAGAATACCCGCAACAGCCCCTGTGCTGGCTAAACCAACAAGACTTCGATTTCCCTGAGCGTTAAGAAACTTCGGTACAGCACTCGCAAGCTTTTCCTGAACAGGCTTGCTAATAGCAGCGGCTGCGCAGACAGCGACAATAAGTGCCAACATCTGTTCATCGGTAAGGTTTAAAGGGTTTGACTTTTTAACAGCACTCGTGTCCTTTGAGACTGGAGGCGTAGCCTGGTTTAATCCCTGGTTCATCATTCGTGGATCCATAGCCATCATCGGAGGATCCACCTGGTCCTGGGGTTGGCCCATAATATCTGCAAGAGAAGTAGAATCCATTTTACTTTTATATGTATCCACATTTTTTTCAGGGTTTTCCGCCACAAAACTTGTAGATGGTTTATCATTTATTGGTACCATACCATCGTCAGCATCTGTTAGATTTAATGTTCTTACGTCAGACATTTATTGTAAAATTACATTTTTTAGAATCTATGTTTTCGCAGCCCATGTGATGATATCTTTAATAGACCAGTCTGACGTATCCTCCATTTCTATTTTTTCTACTCGTCTAAGAAATGTTTCCTTTTTTGGAATTTGAAACGTTTCATTCTTTAATCGCATTCTACTTCCATCCATGTTCCATGACGACATGTAATATGGAAAGTATTCTATAAAATAATCCCAAATAGTTCCTTCCCTAGGACCTCTATAAAACTTGTGTATGAATCCCCATACGACACGTTTTATAAATCGAAGTCTCTCCCTGGGGTCATCTGGACCTTTACGATACATGGGAAGACTCTCAAAAGCCATGGCAACAAATGCTTCTATAAAACAAAAATGATGTTGAGATAGTTCGTCATACTGGGATACATACCATGCTTTATTAATGTATCCAGACTCTGGTGAAACGTACATGGATTCTGCCATCTGTTCAGGTGTTTCCTGTGTAAAACCGCCTGTAGGCTGAACGCTTATGGACTTATCCCTTACCCTGTACCCTGGATACGTATCCCTAATAACATCCTCAAATTCATTAAAGTAGGCGTCTTCTCCCATCGAATCGTAAAGTATAATTTGTTTTGTTTTATTGTTTACTTTAATAAATATAGCGTGTCCACCAGATTCCTCAAGTATTTTCTCGAGATGGACATATTCGATTTCATACGATGATTTTGTAATGTTTTCCGTATTCTTACATCTGTAAACTGCATCTTCCTTTTTCGTCGTTTCCGACCTTATAGCTCGTAAAATATCTTCGTAGTGGTTTTGTATAAATTGTTTTGCAATTTCAGTGGCATTCTCTATGGCGAGGAGATTCTTTGCATCCTCAGAACCCATTATAACCTCATGTTCCAAAAAGTCATCGATATCAAGTGTTGGTTTATCATCGATGAATTTAAGAAGATCCGTATTATTTGCGTGAAGTTTGATAGGAATCATTGTTATTGATTTGTTATATATTTTTAAGTTACTTAGGTTATTTTTGTTTTGTAATTTTCACTTGTGTAGATTTTGCTTTTGAGTTTTTATTGTTTATGGATGTGTTACCCTTTGGATTAAACATCTTTTTATGCGCTTGCCAATATTCCGGTGCTCCGACTTTAAAATTTTTTCGTAAAGTTGCTTTATACCAGAATACACAATCTTCTATACGATTACTTTTTGCTGTGTTGTCTAAAACTAAACATTCATAGTTTTCTGTACATGCATCCATGACTTTATTGAACATGTCGAAAGATGGAAATATACCAAAAAATGATTTATATAATTTTTCTCTATTCTGAATGATATTTTCTCGTAAAATAAACACGTAATCAACATTAGCACGAAGAGCTGGTGGGAGATCCATGCAATACTGCATAGTAAGCATGAAAAATATCTTCCAATGTCTACCATTCATGAAACACTGGCGAATACAAGTGTCTCTCATGAACTTATTGTCGTACATACAATCGTCAAGAAGAAGAAAAGCCCCACAGTTTTGTTTTCCAGCACCGACAAGCTTTCTTTGTCTTTCCATCACTCTTTCAATGGCTTCCCTGTCGTAATCACCGTATATAAACAGATCCGGTATGAACTGTTGATAATAATGATTTCCTTCTTCTGTCGCAGATAAAACTATACCCGCTGGTAAATGTTTTTTGTGATATAGAATATCAGTTACGAGGGTTGACTTTCCAGTGTTTCTTTTTCCTATGAATACACACACCCTGTCGTCAGCCATGGTGGCTGGATTGAATTTTTTGAGTTTTAAATCCATCTACAATATTGCCTTCTTTTAATTAATAAAATTTTACTCACGTTTAATAAGAATGGCAGGTCGTTTACGTCTCGCTGTCACGGGTATACAGGATCAATGGCTTACCGGTGAACCGCAATTTTCATATTTTGTAATGAACTACAGACGCCATACCCGTTTTGCTATAGAGGCTGTGGAGTTACCATTCGAAGGTCAAACGGATTTTGGTAAAACATTATTATGTAGAATACCGAATAATGTAGGTGATCTCGTGAGAAGCATGATGTTGAAGGTCACTCTGGAACCTTTACCAGAAGATGATGATAATCTTGTTTCAAATACATACAATACATCTATTGGATCTAGGATCATAGATTACGCCGATCTCATGATAGGTGGTCAAACCATAGAAAGAATCACAGGTGAATACATTTACATGTATGATCAGATTCATAGTAATTTAGACGATACTTCGCAAACTCTTTATTTTCTAAGTGGACATAATAATCATATTGTTTTTTCAGAACCATATACATTTTACATTAATTTACCTTTTTACTTTTTTAGACATCCCAGTCTGGCTATTCCAGTGTGTGCAATTACGAAACAGTTAATCGAAGTTCGCATAAAATTTAAACAATCCAATTATAAAATATCATATTCGTATGAAAGATTAAGCGAAAATGATCCATGGGAAATATATCCAACAAATGACGGTGTTATTAATAATGTTTCACTTATAACTGATTTCTATTTCATAACTGACGAGGAAAAAAGATTTCTATTGACACGCCCTATAGAGTACGTGATTACGCAATTGCAGCTCGCAACCATTCCTTTTAAACCTAATATATCTTCAAGATCTGTGATGCTTAATTTTAAGCATCCAGTCAGAGAACTTTACATGATAGCAACATTACAAGAAGGTGAACAATTAGAGAGAGACGGGAGAAAGTTATTATATAATTATGAACCTATCACCGATGATACAATGTATCGTTCAAATGAAATCAATATACGATCCGATCATAGATTTATTAAACGTGTATCTTTAGAATTTAATGGTTCAACTATCTTCAATCATGACAGAAAATATTTAGCATATCAACAGTCTCTTGACCATCATACGGGATGTCCCTCACCGGCATATGAATTCTATACATATTCATTCGCTTTGAATCCAGAAGTCTATTACCCGACCGGACAAGTAAATATGAGTCGTATAATACATCAAAAACTCAATATGGAGCTAGAAGAGGTTGACGATAAGAATGAAACGTTGGTTAATGTATATGCAGTAAATTACAATGTATTACGAGTAAGTAGTGGAATAGCCGGTTTAAAATTTTAAAGTGTATTAGTAGTAATGGCTGGACGCGTGCAGCTTGCCACGAGAGGTACGCAGGATGTTTTTTTCACGGACAAACCAGAATATACTTACTTTATAAAAAATTTTAGTAAACATTCGAATTTTGCAAATTTTACTATAGATCATGACGTGAATGGAGAATTAGAATTCGGGCAGACGCTCAGGTGTACTATTCCTCAGGATGCAGGTGACCTTTTGAAGAACGTAAGACTTCTCGTTACATTAGGACCAATAGAACAATCTACAGATCCAGGAATTGTAAGAGGGTACGTTGAATCTATAGGACATGCTATAATAGATCATGTAGACATGTACATAGGTGGTACTCTTATTCAAAGGGTTACGAGAGATTTTATGCAGATACATTCAGAGCATTATGTTACACAAACTAAACAGGTTAATCTTTCCAAATTGATAGGTAAACCACCGTTTGAGATTTCTGGAACACCAGTGAACAGTTTTACTATCTTACCATATTTAGCACCATCACAGAATGATCAATCGTATATAATCGACGTACCTTTTTATTTTTATAAGAACCCTGAACTGGTTGTACCCCTTTGTGCTATAACAAATCAGGAAGTTGAAATTGTCGTAAAGCTGAGTAAAATAGATAAGTGTATTTATTTTACGAATAGTACTACTAACAAAAGAGGACTTTATGTATCTGAACAAAAGGGATTGATAAAAAGTTTCAAGATGCAGACAGATCTCGTTACGCTCGACACACCCGAAAGAATCAAATACCAGGAAGTACCTACGGACTATGTTATTACTCAAATACAAAGTGATACATCAATAGTACCGTTAGATACGCTAGAACATAAACAAAAGTTACAATTTGTTAACCCCGTAAAGGAATTATATTTTATCATCCAGAGAATCGGATCTGATGTATCTGTATTTGATTATGATAACATAAACCAGTTTGATGGTATATATAATAACTATGAAAATCTAAGAAATCTTCAATTAAGGCTGGATGACGATTTAATATTAAATGAGAAAACTGGTAATTTGATTCATCTTAGAGCAGTTCAGAGTGGTATACATCATTCAAGAACACAATTATTCAGACGATTTTATTCTTATAGCTTTGCACTCGAACCCGAGCGATGGTATCCCACTGGACAAAGAAACTTTAGTCTAATAAAAGAACAATATGTAACTCTATCACTCATGTCTGACATCACGGAAAGGGAACTTAGAGTTTATGCACTTAGTTATAATATTCTAAGAGTTGAAAATGGAACAGCACGACTTATCTTCGAGAATGGCACAAACAGCAATTGATATAATTACACCGGTACTAGAAAACGCTGTCGTATTATCAGGACAATATGCAAAAGCATGTGGTCGCTCCACCATCTTAGGAAAGGATATGGAATACTGCATGAAATATTGTGCAATGCATACAGTGGGAAAACAGATTGGTTCTTATTTTCCGGAAATATACGATAGTGATGAATCTGATACGGACGACGTAGAAGTAGTTGAAGTTGAAGATGAAATATTTGAACCTTATAACGGTTCAAACTTAGCCATGAGAGCCATAACAGAAGCATATGACGCATGGGAAAGTTGGGTACCCACCAATCCGTCAGAACATATGTTAAAAAATGCTATTGATAGTAATGAACACTTGTCCAGAGGGTTGGTCTGACACGGAATATAAAAAATTCAAAACTGGTGACGACACATCAGAATCTGAAACAGATTCTGATGACAACGTCGAAATAATCATCAGGGGATATAAAAAGGAAAAATATAAAAAAATATTATTTGTAGAAGAACTTTTACCAGAATAAAAATATTTTTATATTATAAATGCCAGAACAAATTGTTAAAACTATTACCAGTGAATTCGAAACCCAAGCGCTCAACTCGATCGTTGCCGGTTTCTCTTTCGCCGCCGCCTTATCCTGGATGGACCTGGTGCGTTGGGCAACTCATCAGATTATTAAGGTTCAGAAAAACAGTGGACTTAACTATGGGGTTACCGCCATAATTACTACTCTTCTCTCAATCATCGTTTATATGATACTCTCGCGTCTGTCTAAGCGTGTCACCAAACCGGCCTCGACCCCCATTTATGCCGTTACTCGCTAACTTTTTTAGGTCTAGTGAAAAATATAAATAGGATTCCAGTTATCACTATAATGGCTATATAAAACCAACCACTCCATCTATCCGGATTCTCCATTTCAGGAATGCGTATAGGCGGTGGAAGCGAAAAATCTTTCGTTACCTTTGGTACATTTTCAAGTTTACCAGTAGAACATTCTATAGCAAGTTTGAGTACATGATTAGCATGTCTGAAATCGTATGGTACTAAACGATTATTACTACTGTAAAAAAATTGAACCCTCAAACTTTGTATACTCTTTTGGGGACCAGAATCAAAATTATGTACTACAGCATCATCGGTACCTGAATAATTGATGACATCTCCACACATAAGTATACGACCCGTATAAAATGGTATTTCAGAAAATACAGTTTTATTGAATTCTTCTGAACCGCTACTCAATTTGACAATAAGTGCATCGGGTCCCTGTAAATTTATACTCCCCGTTGTAAGTGTGTTACCATCCGATGCAAAGTTACTGGCTGGTAATCCTAAAATATCATGTGGTGTGGTATAACCATTTTCACCAGTTTTATATCCATTCACCCCATCATAAAATTCAAATATAAACGGTTCATTTCCAGTGAAAGTAATATTATTTTTATCGGGGTTATATAGAGCGGCTGTAATTTTAGAACTTTGTGCCACAACCTCTTCAGCTAAAGAATTCCCATCATAATTATTGTTAGATAACGATACTGTAGAACCACTTATAGAAAAGGTATTATTTCTTTCATTAATCAACAATTGACTAGCATGTATACGTGCTGAAATTAAAGAAATCTTTGTGACGTTATAAATAGGATTTTTTAATTCAATCACATAATCAGATGGATCGGGATAGGTTAACGGATCTCTTTCACTACTATCTATATCGAACGTGTATACGCTCATTAAAATATATGGATAATATTTTAATGCGTAGTGTTACTCAATTTTAAGTTTATAATAATTATCTAATACATTTGCTGTGCTATAGGATTATTCCGAAGCTGATTCTTAGCCATATCTAAACTATCACTAGTTCCATAAGGGTTTTCATTTCCCTTGTATACGTTATATTGATACACCGAATTGTTAGAGTACTGCTGTGTCCATCCACCATTCACAGGTCCCGTGCGTCCATCGACACGGGTAACGTCTACTCGAGAGGCTGTTGGCATACCACCTTGATTGAGAGCGCCGGCTCGCACATTCATACGTTCAGCGTTACCATGCCTGTTGGGTTTTCCACGGCGATCATCTGGCCTGAAACCATATGCCTTGAGTTCCTCAACCGTATGCGGTGTGCCGTATGTTCGCTTCTCGCCAATCTTAGACGCTGGTGCGCTCATATAACCATGAACAAATGAATTTATATTAGGCGCCGGCTGGTTGTTATACATAAACTGTTCCATGTTTCCATCCTTCTTATTACGCGTTGGATCTTGTGCGAGAGTTCCGACTGGGACGACGCGTTTAGCACCAGCAAACCCCAATGTATCATCGCGCTGACCAGTCAGGGATCGATTAGTAAGGCGCTTCGTGTGTTCATGTTCAGCACGCGGAGTGACACCGGTCATCCCCTGAGCGCGACCAAAACTTTCTGGGCGACGGCCTGGTAAAAAGGCTGTCTTTTCTGGTCTATTATTCGCCACCTCACCTATCATTCCACGACGACCGCCATTCACATCAACGGCTGGACCACTTCTACCAGGTAAAGTCGTCAGGCGATAAGCACCGACATTCTCAGGATTCACACGAAATAACTGCTGATAACCCCCAAAAGCTGGAACATTATGCCCAAGTCCCAAACCAGGACCGACTAATTGCTTTTCGACGGGTGAAACATTGTTCATACGGCCTGCATCATACATGCGATTACGTACGCTTAATATTTCATTCCCGTTAGCCCTACTTTGTGGAGCTACGACACCAAAACTAGCCACCTCCATCTTCTTATCAGGCATCCGGAGCATGGATTCGTCTATCAACTGTGAAGGAAGCGTTACCTGTCCTGTTGTTTTATCCTCCTCCCGTGTTTCATATAATTCTTGTTTCGTTATTTTTGGTTCGCTCATTTTTTTTCCTAGATATGCGAGACCAGCTATAGCTATTATAGATAAAGGATCCGCCATTCTTATTTCTAATTAATATTTTTATTGAGATATATTTGATTAAAATGAGCATTTTGAAGTTCTGCGCGAGTGCTAGCTGGTTCATAAGTTAACGTGCGAGGTGGAAGCATACATCCCACGCTCTGTAAAGGAAAAAAATTCTTTTCGTATGTCTTCGTAATAATCTTGTTAAACTGACTCGTACTCTGGGGACGAAGCTGATCACTTGTTTCTATAAACTCCGCTGGTGCACCTTTACCGGCCATGAATGGGGCTGTACCATAAAGCATCGTATTGGGACGACTAGAACCATAGTTGAGAGTACTCGGCTGTGGATACGTGAAAACTTCCTCAGTTGCACATACCGGTGGGTGCGCGGGGTTCTGAACAATTTTCATTCCTGGTTGAAGCTGATATGCCATTTACTATTGACTAAGAAATTGTTCCACCCGTCATACCACTCCTTTTATCACCGTTGGGATCCAATCCAGCAAAAGCCTCTAGCTGAACACCACGGGCATTAGGGTCACACATTCGCGGATCACTTTTACACATTGGAGAATTCTTAACACCATAAAGCCACTCTGCGAAAGAAGTCTGATCGCCTGGGATATCCGTAACCGGCATAGAAACAAATTGTCGGGAGTATCCGTTACGCTGGTGTTCAGGAAGCGGAGATCTAGAACGAGTGGGACCATAAGGAATACGATCACTCAACATTCGATTCACCTTTTCGTCAACAGACGAATATTCACATGCGCTAGGCCTATCCGGCCTGTCAGAATAATCCGTTAATAACACATTACCCATCGGATTATCATACGTGGGAACCTGACAAGATGAACTAGTATCCGTAAACCTCTCCTGCATAATAGTCGGTCTTGTATAGTCATTCTTAATCATACCCGATTTATCCATAACATAAAGAACACCAATACCCGTAGCACCCAATACAAAAACACGAATATCCCGTCTTATTAAATACAAAATACATGTAGCATACACTATAAACCTCACCGTAGCGTTAATTCTATCTTCTGCTGATTGTTCGTTCGTCGGCCAGAATTTTGTAATTTCATCTGAACGAACAAGTTGTTTAGGATCGTCAAATACTGAAACCATTTATATTATAAACTTTTATTTTTTCGTCATACCACCAAACATGCCTTGCATAGTCTTCATAAGTTGCGCCTCATCTAGTCCTCCGTCTTCATTTTTCATATTATCAACACATTGCTTCGCTACATTCTCAATCATAGAAAGTGTCTCTGCTGGTACAGACTTAATAGTAGTTCCCAACATATACAAAGTTTGAATATATTGCCAAATAGCATCTTTTGTACCATCCGAAGCCTTAGGCCAGCAATTTTTAATATTCACGGAATTCATAAATTCCAAATTATTTGCATCTTCGAGAAATAACGATTCATCACGGGAATTTATCTTATCTACATAAGGTGCGATGCTGTTCATAAACTTATCAACAGACTTTTTAGGATTTGTCTCTCGCACTACTTCAAAAACAGTAATAGTTTTCTTCAATCCCTTTTCTTCTGGAAAAGTCTTATACAATTCCATAAGAAACTGACCCATCATATCATTAAAAGCGTTAACGGCTGACATTTTTATATTTCACGAAGTAAATCTTTAAGTTAAATTAGAAAGGTTCAGTTAAAATCTGTTCCCTTTTACCTATACCATTTGAAACTATGAAATATACTAAAATAGCCACGAGTGTTGCTGGTTTCGCATAAGCACTCATGCTCAAAGTTCCTTCATTATTAAGTTTCGCTTTACCATGAATGTAAAGTGCTGTAATTACACCCGCTACGAGTGCAGCCCAAGACGGATCACGAAGTTGTTCCATTTGTAATACTCTTAGGTTTTTTTAAAGAAATCTTTTCTGCCGAGTATCTGCAGCGTCTGAAAAAAGATCCTCTGATTCATCACTGGGTTCTGTAACAGGTTCTGTAACAGGTTCTGTAACAGGTTCGGAATTATTATCATATATCTGTTCTGGATTTTCACTCGTTTCGATCGGAGGAGGGGGTGGGTGTGTATTGTCCGTGTGAATGGTCTTAAATTCATTATCAAGCGGTGTTTCTGTCACGGTACTCGTATTCATTTCAGGAGTAGGTTCTTCTGGTTCTACATTGTCATCTAGTTCATCTATATCATCTTCTTCTATATTAGCATCTCGCGGTTCTATAATTTCATTTTCCTGAACGGTCATATAAGTTTGTAGTATATCCTGAACAGGAATAAGTTCCTTTACAGAATTTTCTACACATATACAAAATCGATCGTATAGTTGGTCATTCCTGTCATGTTCAGACTGATTTTCGCTGAATACATATGGGTTTTTATACAGTTCTTTGGCGGCGTTCCTGTAACATGTGTGAATAAAAACTTCATTACTCGGAAGTTTTATAGAAAGTTTCTTAGAATCTTTACTAAGCCTTACAGCGGATAAAATCTTTACAGAACTGACAAATACAGCAGCTACGAGATCTTTAAACCACGCACATCGATTAGCTATATTGTCAGTATTCTGTTTTGCCATGGTTTCACTCCATTCGGGTACATCTTTGAGTAATTTTTGAAACATCATAAGTACTTTTCGTCCCTTGGAAAGATTATTAGCCTCCTGGTACATCTCGTCAAATACATCGATCATAACAGGACACATAAGAATACAAAGTTGTTCAAGATATTCACGTTTAGCCTCAACTAAAATGTTGAGATTATCCATTTATGTTAAAGAGTAATTTTTTTATCAACCTTTTCCCGCGTGTTGTTTATATTTATTTGCAGCCTTTTTAAGGTTAATCAGGGTCGGGAACTCATCTATTACAGGTGACTCTGTTGTTTCTGCTTTTGATTTCTTCAATTTCCATGAAATGTGTAATTCAGCATCCGCCATTACCATGACTACGAATCCCCCGCGTTCTAATTGCCTTTTGATATACTCAGTCGCCTTATATCTGTCAAACATGGGGTACCCCAGAAGAAAAGCCGGGATCTTGAAAACAGCGTGTTTTAATCCAAATTCAACAGACTGTCTGATCTTTCTTGAAGCTTGTTCGTAGAGCTTGACATACGTTTCTTTTTTCATCTTATTTTTCTGGTCAGTACGCCGTGATATTTCATCTACACTTATCATTAATATTTACAACGACTTGTTTTTGATTAAATTCAACTCGCTTTCTTTAAACATTCTATAATCAGTAAACTCATATCCTTCTAAATCACTCTGATAAGGACTCTGATCAGTAGGCGGCATCACGTCGATAGGTTGTGTACGCGCTGACATGACCTTAACTGTTCCATCTGGGTTTACCATCACGTCAGCAGTAACAGCAAAACCGAAAACAAATCCATGTTGTTTCATAAACATAAACATACATCTGTATAGGTCCTTTTTAGTATCCCTATGAACATATTTTTTGATTGATGTAGTTTCAATTATATAAGTACATAACCCAGTTTTATCAGACACATATTTATTAGTAGCTAAAACTAACTTCTGCATCAAGTCGTTATCAATGTTTATTTCAGTCGATTCGACATATTCGGCTGTGTCAAAGGAAGTGTCATCTAACGTTACTTGATTAACTGGATCCTCATGCCCGGCATACCCAAACATTTCCTTTCTGCTGGACATCAAAAGAAGCATCAGTCCGATGAGTATTAAAAGTACAATTGTCATTTACTATATGTTATAAAAAAACTGTGTCATAACCAAGTAAATTTTTTTACCAATCTACATCAAAGATGTCGCTTTTAATCTTTAGTCCAAAATGTACTCACAGTGTGGACATTGTGAATTACATAAACAAACATACTCAACTGAGACAGATTGTGCAATTTCATAATGTTCATACTATGGGTATTCCACCTCAGTACAGTGCAAAAATTTCGAGGGTACCAACAATGCTCACTAAGAATGGTAAAATCTTAGTAGGAAATGAAATCAGAAACTGGTTGGAGTCCCTTCTTCCAGTGACGGAACTCGATGCGTGTGACTTTGGGAAATGTAACATGACAACATTAGACGGTGAATCTAATAGTGTTTTATTCGGATTAGATGAATACGGAAGATCACTCCAGCCCGCAATGACCCCTGAACTTCAAGATAAAATTAGTAGAGATGTAACAGATGCGTATGGTGATATAAAGAAATAAGTTTATAATCAACGAGAATGAAATTAGTCACTGTTCAGGCTTCGGCCATCAAATCAACATTCGAGGTGTTGAAGGATATTCTGAATGATGTAACTATTTATTTCAAACCCAGTGGTGTGTACATTGTAACACTAGACACGGCTAGAACATCTCTTGTAGATATGCATCTTCCAGCTGAAAATTTTGAAGAATACATATGTGAAACTGATATTGAGACGGGTGTTAATATTACAAATGTATACAAATTATTGAAGACAATCACGAGTAACGATGTATTGATCATATCTATAAACTGTAAGGAATACATGAATATAGAAATCCATAGCGAACATAAAAAGACTTGTACTAAGTTTGCTCTTAAACTACTTGATATTAATGATAATCAAATTGAAGTACCTAAGATGAACATGACTATGAACACACCAATGTCATCAGTCGATTTTCAACGTATTTGTAGAGACATGGCAAATATCGGTGAAAATATAGATATTATCCGAAGTGGTGATAGTCTTACATTTACATGTAGAGGTGATTTCGCAGATCAGGAAACAGTTATTAAATGTACAGAAGAAAGTCCTACCATGTCTGGTACATATTCTCTTCGATACATGAATATTTTTACAAAAGCTACGAGTATGTGTGCTACCGTACAAATCATGCAAGAGGAACAAAACAGATTTCTAATATTAAAATATAACGTAGCAAATCTAGGGGAACTCAAATTTTATTTAGCAACTAAGGTACACGAAGATCTGTAATATATCCATCTACTGTACTCACCGTTTTCACCCTTCCAAAAATATCCCTGATTAAAATCTTCGGAAATGTATTTTTGAGTGTGTCTTCATCATAAAATAACATATCTGAAATCTTTATTTTTTGATCACCATAGAAATCATAATAAGGTCCGGCGTATCTCTTTATCTTCGCATAAAGATCCTTTACAGGTGTACCATTTTCATTCAACAACTTTGCACTCAAAAGCGGTATGTTGATTGACATGTTTTTATTATATTTAGGTGGCCAATCATATTCATGATTATAGGTAAGGAACTTATAAACACGATTGTTAAACCAATATTTTACCCTCATTAATACTTTTGTAACATTTTCGGGTGGGGTAGGTATTTTTTCATTATTTTTTAAAGACACATAATAACTCTCTGTATCATCAGTCCATTCTTTTGATTGTTCCTTCCAAAATACATTATCCTTATCTATTGTATATTCTTTATCATTGTCCACCCAATATTCAAGTTCCGTGGAAATTATGGTATGGTCACCTTCTTTAAGTATATTTTTAAAAAATACAATGATGTTAATTAAAAAATTACGAATAATATTCATTATTTAGGTATGGAAGGTAATTTTTTAAGCAGGTATAATAATAAAATAAATGAATGGATGAATAAAATAAATGATGATCCTGAAAACAAAACATTTTACGAATCCGAAATGTCTGATTATATCATGCAATGCTTGCCTTATGTTAAACAGTATACAGAAGAAGTAAACGGAGAAGTAAATACAGATAATGTCTTTAATTGTAAAGAAACTGTAGGATTACAGAGAAAAGATATTTTTGTAGATTATCTTATAGATGTTGAAAAAAAGAACCTAGACAGACATATTACAAAAAAAATGGATGCGTGTCCAAAATGTATAGAAAGTAATATATTTCAATTTAACGATACAAGTGAACTTGTTTGTGATAACTGCGGAATGGTAATAGATGTTATATTAAGTGAAGAACTCACCTATAAAGAAGAACAGGAAACTTCTGGAAAGGTTATCAATTACTCTTATAAGAGAGATAATCACTTTAATGAATGGTTATCACAGTTTCAGGCACAAGAAATGACTAATATACCACAAGATGTTATAGAAAAATTGAGAAATGAATTCAAAAAAACGAAAATCAAAAATGTAAATGAAATTACACACGCAAAAGTCAGGGGGTTTCTAAAAAAGTTGAAACTCAATAAATATTATGAACATGTACCATATATTACTAATATTTTGAGTGGTATAAGCGCCCCGAACATGCCAAGTGAATTAGAGGACAGACTCAGACTCATGTTTAAGGATATACAAAAACCGTTTGATGATAACTGTCCGAGTGAAAGAAAGAATTTTTTGAGTTACTCATATGTACTATATAAATTTTGTGAACTTCTGAGTGAAGATTCATATCTTCAATATTTCCCACTGTTAAAATCGAAGGAAAAATTACATCATCAGGATCTCATATGGAAAAAAATATGCCGTGATTTGAAGTGGGAGTTCATCCCTACCATCTAATACCACACGCTCTTCGTGTTTACACCGGGATTTCTTCACGTTTCACGTGTACCACCTCAGGTTCTGTGTTCATACACGGTGGAAAGTTTACAAGGTACGCGTCGTCGAGATTTAGTAGCTTCAAATAATTACGAGCCTGTGAAATCATAGATTCGTTCATAGACTTTACAGACTTGAGTTCAACAACCGTATGTCTATTAATGATGATATCAGCCCTTAAGTTTCCTATAGTATGGCCCCTAAAAACAATAGGGACAATACGCTCAGTCTCATAAGATACACCATTCTCCCTAAGCACCACCTCCATAGCATTATGATACACTCGCTCGCTATACCCCGGTCCCAGTGCATTATAAACTTCAGTCACGTATTCGTGAATCATCTGATTTATTATTGAATGTTTCTTTTAAGTAAAAGTATTTAAAGAAAATTCACATTACATAGATAGGATCCTATAGCTCAGTTGGTTAGAGCGTGGTGCTTATACTAACGTATATATAAAGATGGTCAAGCATCTATAAGCAACGCCGAGGTCACGGGTTCGAACCCCGTTGGGATCACACTTTTTCTATGTTGGAAACTTCCTTCAAGATAGAAATTGTTCAAATGTTATCAAATTACCGTCCATAATATCATTTTCATATTTTTTTTCATTTTCTGTCAAATCTTTAGTATAAATGTAGGATTCAGTAAATACATCACACAGGGGCATGTCAATATTATCTAAGTAAAATAAGAGTTCTTTTAATTTTTCGTCGGGTAGAGTGTCTACTGCATTCTCGAATAATGACTCAGAAAACCAGTGACGCTTTACACGGATTGCGGACTTTTCATAGGATAGAAGATTATCTCTGATGTATTTTTCCACTTCATTTTCAGGATTTATATAAATTTCATCAGCCCTGTAAGACAACGCCATGTATATATGAATACCTGGGGCGACCTTTTTGATGAAATTCTTCTTTTCTTGTGATATACTCATTTTTTATTATTTATTTCATGCACTTTTTTTTTAACCATGAATATATTCATTAACAAGGCGAATGATACTTTTGCCAACCCCTCTAAACTGTGCTAGATCTTCCCCACTCTGCACTTCGAACGCCAGATTGGCAACGATGGTGGCGGCGTTCTTGTATGCACGTTTCTTATGCATATTCTCCTCGATATCAGCACGTTTCTCGAGCATCTCCGCCAGTCTACTGTTCATAGCGCCATGCACTTGAGATTCTTCGCTGCAGACAGATTCCGTATCTTCACGGAGATGGGCAATAGTCTCCTTGAGTTTCTCCACCTCTTCACGGAGCGCCTGGTTCTCGCGCTCGAGCTTGATGATAAAGGCCTTGATAGTGTAAGCGTTCATTGTTATATATATAACTTGTTTTGTTTATTTACTTAGGTTTTGTTTTTATTACATTTCAAACCTAAGTAAAGAAGTGAATAAAAGTAAATGTAAACATGGGTTGTGGTCGCCCATCTAAATACGTGTACGATCCAGATGATATTCGAAATCTTTTTCCATGTCTAAACTCCGAAGCAGTTTTACGTAAATATTTAGAGTATGCGAGAACTAATAATCATTACGAACACATCAAAAACAAATTTCTAAAAGATGGTATTATCGATGAAAATGAAATGCTCATAACCACTACGGGTAATAATGTATTTGCAAAATATGCTGTAGGGGTATTGGATAACCCTGTAAACCAAAAATTACTTGGTGGATACGAAAAAAAGTTCATGGTGTGTCATAATCTTCCCAAAAACGATGAAAAGTGGGACGATTCGTCTTTTGAAAGTGCCTCCATGGCTGGCCCGGATGAAAATGGACCTGGACACGTTTTCATTACGACAAAGGATTTACATTACGACACATTCAACATTTTACCAATTCTCTTAAACAAAAATTTAAACTTTTTATCAGAACTTTTGGCAGCAGCTGTAACATACACGCAAAGTAGAAATTGGAAAAATCCTGGTTTCTACTTTCACTGTTACCCACATAATAGCATACAAAGTTTACACCTTCATATTGTCAATCTAGATAGAGTGGGTCCTTCATTTTTCAAACAAAAACATAAAAATCTTGATATTACTCAGGCAATTTACGTTTGTTGAGTATCATACGGAAATACCCTTATCCAGAGATTACATATCCACTTCTCTCCATCCATGACTTGAGTACCACCATGAATCGCTTTCGATGTCATTTTTCCCCAATCATTCAAAGTATTAAATATTAAAACATCACCCTTACCAAGTTTATATTTTTTATGTAAGTTTGGAAATACAGTCTCCCCACCTTCATAATCGTCATTTAATCCTATTATACAGGTGTACATACGTTTATTTTTGTCCGTTCCAAAGCAGTCCTGATGCGGTTTATAAAATCCACCTGGTTTATATTTAAGAACCTGAAGTTTTTCACAATTAACAATAGGTCTATCAGTTAAAGACACACATTTTTCCATTACATATTTAACTGTAGGATCGTTACTGTCTAACCAAGCAGTTTCACTTTTTCGTATTCGTTCGTCTATAATCTTGTTATTTGATATAGTCGATGGTTTAAGTTTGTCGGTCGCTGTTTCTTTAATATAATCACATACATCTGGAGGTATAAAATTTCTTAACACACGGGGTTCATGATAGACGGGTCTTAATAGTATAGCCAATATAATTATACTAATTAGTATTAGCCACTTCATTTGTTATATCATAATATAATATTATGTGGTAGTTTTGAAATGTACCTCTTTCTAATCCGTGACATGATCATGTTCGTATAGTCTATTAATTCATATATGTCACGTATGTACAATTCGACTTGCGATTGATCTAATATATACTGTCTTAATATATCACTCACTGAATCTATAAACATCGTATAAATGTCTTGAATATCCCTAATCTTACAATTGTATTTATCACGTCGTTGAACATGGATTTTAAATTCTTCTTCTGTAATATTATTCATCATATAATGAATTCGTAACTGAAGATTATCACCGTATGTATAACCATATTTGTACGTGAGTTCTCTGGCCATCTCTGATATTTTAGCATTTACAGTCAATAAAATATCGGGTGCATCAACTCTCATAAGTTCGTCTTGTGTAGGTCTACCTCCACACGGAATATCACCATGCTCACGCCCTCGACTTTTAAATTCAAAATAATGAGGATTATGAATACGACCAGTCACTAATGTACCCGTTTTCCAATCGAACGCTGTATGACACTGTGTACACCACATTTGTGCACACCCCTCTATCTTATGAATAGGTGTACTACATGATGGACACGGTCGTGTATCTTTTTTCAATAGTTTTATAGTCTTTACAGTATTCGGATCGCATTCATGCTCATCGTTTGGTTCATGACACTTGTCACAAAAAGTCACTTCACATACACCACACGTAAAATCATCTAACAAGAAACCCCTACAGTCACCAGATGGGCATTTTTGATTAATTTTGACATCAGTAATTGTCGGCACTTCGTCGTAAACTAAAGTTCTAATATTATTCATTATCTCTATTTGAAGATTTTTAAAACCATCTAATAAATGTAATTTAATTTCAGGTGAAAAATGAGTTGATTGATTTACTCTTCCTATAAGCACTAATATAAAATCATAAGACGTGCGTAAGTTTTTCCATTGTATTCGACGTGTAACATGTGGTTGTGTTTCGGGCATTCTAGATTTTTCACGGTCTAATAACACATTTTCTCGATGAAGTTTATAATCTCTATTGCGAAAAACTTTAGTACAAAAAGAATCTACAAATTCTCTGTTCCATTCGTGCTTACAATTCATACAATGGGATTCTTGTGAAGTAGATAAAAGATATTTCTGTACGCACGTGCGACACGAAATGTGGTTACAAAATAAACATGACACCTTTAAATGTGTGGTTTTATTAAAATCTTCTAAACATATACTACACATACTAAATTATACAACACTATCTTTTAATTGACATTTTATAAAATGATTTGTCATCTCCAATGTATCTTCTACATTTGTCATCATACATACAGTATTTACAAAATGTAATACATGTATAGCATCTACCAATGAGTATGCCTCACCCCTGTAATTTTCGTATAGTTTTGCAAGTTTGTACACGTTATTATCCGCCCATTCGCTAAAGTTTTCACGATTCATATTCATCAAACCTTTCATGATGAAGGCAGAAATTAGGTGTCGAGTCTTCGTCGAATTCATGGATAAGTTCATCGCTTGATTTCAAAGAAAAGAGCATTGACTTAGGTGTATATCGTGCAAATTTCATCTTATCCATCATATAATACATCTTATATGCATCTATTATACTTGGCATTTTATAATCATCAGGCATACATTCCGGTATAGGTGTGAGTCCATGAGGAATGTCTAGAGTGGCATAATACGCTTTAGGACTCGTTCGTAATTCAAAACGTGATGGTATATTACTTATCAACCATTCCGCATGTATTTGACAGGAATGTACCTTTCCGTAACGAAGTGTATATTCATTCGCTAATGCAAGTGCTATTTCAGCAGCGAAAATATAATTCGCTTTTGAAGAAGCCACCCACATAGTCATAGGATGACCCTTATGAGCGGGACGATAACCACGAGCCGTTCCACTTTTATTAAAAGGCGCCGAGTCAACAACTATATGACTCTCACCCGAAAAGAACCATGCAGTATATAACATTTGACAAATTTCCAAAATAATCTTGACGACATGTTGATCACATGACATGTCGGCAATCTCAGTTGGAGACGATGCGAGAAAGAATATATTCATTTTGTTTTTTATTTTAATTCTTCACACTTAGGTATTTTTTTTTCACCCAATCACGATCTTGTTTAAAGATTTTCGATAAATTGGGATCACGATTCCTAAATAAAATCATAAGAACGTTAAGCCTTTTAAAAAGACTCAACGGGGGTTCGCCGGCATAGACAATCTTCGCTAACGCCATATGACGCGCAGCTACCGTCTTTTTCTTCACATCCACATATCCATGCTTGGATAAAAATCCATCTTTACTAAGAGGAATCTTTATCTTCGCATTTCACTTAGGGCTGTACTTATTCTGTGTCATACTTCGTAAGAAGGAAGCCATGTTCGCCTGCGCCTTGGTCTTATACGCAGTACCACCCGGGGAAATAATCTTAAATACTTTCTTCCTGTTTTCAGTATTCATCTTCCTGAGCATATGACCTTCACGAGGACCCGCTGGGGCACCGCGTTTAGAGGGACGGATTTTCAGAGGCACGTTATCAGACATGTTGACCGTGAGCTTCTTAGGACCCTTAGACATCTTCTTGAAGTGTGCCTTGATACCATAGATTTTCTTATCACCATCCTTGACATAAAAGGCACCACGATCGGACTGGAAAATAACACGGCGTTTAGAGTTCATAAGTTTTGTGGCAGTAGGCATTTTGGTTTATACTATTACATATATTTTATTTTAGAGACGCATTGCTGCCACCGCTGTTAACGCACGTGCAATTCCACTTGCACCACCGCTAGATTTTCGTTTAGGAGTAGACACTGGATTATTATTATTATTATTATTATTAATATTCTTCACTCCTGAACTCATGGCTATTAATGTAGATAATGTTTGTAATTTTTTATTACTTAAATTATTATTGTTATTCATTTTCATCTTTTCATGTCCTATTTTAATGAAAAAATCTTTGACCTTCACGATTTCTATATAACCTATCCAGAAACGAGTTTTTTTACCTAGAATAAGATGTAATATCACATTGTCATTCTTATATTTCTGTAAAGATTCTGGTATAGGTCCCAATTCTAACATATCATATGCCTTTTTCAAAGTGTATGAATTTTTTTTAGAAGATAATATATTCGTGGTATTGAATATGTTTTGTAATATTTTAGAATTATTATTGTTATTTTTAGTACATTTAGAATTATATTTTCCTAACGTAGTACGACCGGTACACAATCGACTATTGAGACCTGTCGAAGGTGATACCAAACTCCTTGAGGTTGAAATGATAGAACGCATAGTTAAATTATAACATTATTTTAAATTTACACCCAAACAGTCCTTGGGGGACCTGGCCTGTTAGGTTCACCAATTCCTCTCATAATGTTAATGTCGCTCATACTTCTTCGTTCTTTTAAAGCTTTCTGTTCACTTTTGGATCCATGCGCGCTACTTGGTCTTGAACTACTTTTCCTGGTGGTTTTTCGCACATTACCAAGGTTATTGGGTAATTTTTTATTCAAAATCGTGAGTTCCCTTTTTAATTGTTTTTTTATAAATTTTTCTTGTGCATCAGGATTTCTCTTAATTCCCCACTCAGTTATCCATTTTGTTTCCAGAGAAGACCGACGCGAACCTTGTTTAACAGCTATCTTTTGTCTTTTTGGACCAGACTGATAGCGTTCTAATTCCTTCCTTTCTTCATCTAATACCTTGGTAGCATATTCTATTTTCCTCTTGATTCGTTTAATAGCAATTCCCTCTAGTAATTTGTCATACTTTGTAATATTTTTAATATTTTTAATCATATTTTTGTAATTATTAGACATACCAGCTATACTAGCTATCCTCATTAATTCTGTATGCTTTCTTGAAACGTTTTCAGATAAATTTTCGACGAGTTTTTTAAATTTTTCTTTTATATCACTTACTATACTGCGTTTCATAGTCGTTTTAAGTAGAAGGGCAGTCACCTCTTTCGACTCGTAATCACCCACCTTACTTTGAATTTCCTCTCTAATTTGCATTTTTTCATCAAATTCCTTTTCTATCAAAACAAGTTGATTAGTATTCGAAACGTTTACTATAGCGTCGTTCCAATTACCTATATATCGCTTAAATAAACCTATCTTTTGTTTAATTTTTTTTATTAACAGGCCCTTCTTATTATCAAGTTCCTCAGCCTTCTTTGCTTCGTCAGCTTTCTTAAGACGTTTAACTATATTTTGAAGTTGTTGATTGTTAGCGGCCTTATTAAGATCGGCATTATTGAATACAATGCCTAATCCAGTTAGCTCACTTTTAGCGCTATTCTTCA